CAAGAAGAGGCAACATGCCTCCCTTGTTTTCAACAAGACACTTATACCTATCAAACCAACGTAACAAGTGATTGATATCGATTCCGCCAGGGCCAAAATCGTCAATAATAACTTCTTTCTCGCATAAATAGCCATTCCACCACTTCGTGCGTGGTTCCTTCACATACGCGGAGGGGAGAAGTTCATGAGCCTTTCTAGACTTTCCCACTCCTGGAGGTCCATAGATCCACCTGACTGAGATGTCAGGTCGATCACAGGGTTGTCGAAGTGAGAGAGCGTTTCGAAGCAAGTTATGACCGGAGAAGCAATACGCTCCGGGGAAGGAATCGGCGAACTCAGCCACCCCTGGATTTCCAGATCCGACGGCAGCCAAGAAGGCGCGAGCAACGTCGTCTCGACTTGTGCCCGCTGCTGCTCCTTCATTAAGGTGACCTCCTTCTTCAAAGTTTCCACCTTTAGAGCAATACTCTCGATTTTGTCGAGCAGTACCTCTTGCCCTCTCGATATGGAGCCGACCGCCAAGCTTATCCCTAACAAAGTTGAAAGGATGGCGTCGTCGAAGCGAGGCGTACCCCTGGAGGTGCGGAGTACCTCCAGTTGATTGTTCAAAGCCGATGATCCAGTATTTAGCCTGTTCCTCGAAGAAGCTTCGGCATCTGGGGAGATCTTCCGCTTCGACATAGTTATTGAGTGTAAAACAAAAGTGTTGTAGAGGTTGAGAGATAGGCATGAATTAGAAGAGCAAATGATCTTTATTTATAGGGAGCAAGGGGCGGGAGCAGGGCGTTGGGGGTAATACTAACCCCAACGGCCCGCTCCCGGCCAGTGCTAAAGTCGTACAAGTATTAATTACATAGAGTCACCCACGAAAGACAGATTCCAATACTTTGTCCCGGTCAACTGATGGGATATGATACCATCGGTGTTACCTACCAGTACAAGCCACAGGTACGTGTTGAAACTTCCGAAAAAATCGTTGATATCGATCTTCTCACATTTTAACCTATATTCTACTACAGCAGCTTCCGCGTCACGGAGTAGAAAGTTCTTCCGATATAGTATTCTTCCAATCCTTGTATCGAAGTCTTGAATCAAGGAAGGGTCCCACCCATGTTGAACAGTTCCGGGTATATTAGCAGGTACAAAATTCTTCGTGGTCTTTAGCAGTAGTATAGTTCCATGTAGCGAACTTGTATTCGCCAACACAGGATCCATATTATTACAAATACGCATTCCAATCATGCCTCCTCTTACTATTAAATTTCCATTAAACAGAGGGAGGGACACCGAAGCATCAGGAGAACGAGCACCACCAGCGCCAATGAAGAAATCATTAACGCCAGTTTTAAGAGCAATTTCAGCAGCAACATTTAGGTCGGTAGTATTATTATTAGTACTAATACCAAATGAAACGGCAGCATTAGATCTATAATGTTCTTTGTAAAGTGTTGAATCCCATAAATGCTTCCTGTACGCAGAACGAGAGGTTTTCCGCGCCTTAAAAGTGAGACCTCCTCCTGTCCCGGATTGCGAAGTGAAGGCGTTGGTTTTACGTCCTCGACGAGCAGTTCTTCTACGCTTCACAACACGTCTTTTGGAAGCAGAAGAGGGTCGAGACCTCTTCCTTGTTTGAATCCCGCGAGCCATACTAAATTTCAAGAATGGGGTGGGGTATTTATAGCAAGCGGCTTCGCCGCTGGCACCAGGTCGCCTTCGGCTCCATCAGTCCAGCTACAGCCTGCCTTCGGCAAGCGCCGGACAATTTCTATAATATAATATCTCGGATTTTATTATGTTTTTTCCTCGCTTGAGACCGACCACTTACCGCCATCGTCGGGCTGCGCTTAATACGTAAGCAATGACAAAAGCAAGCTTTATTTTATTCCATTAATTCAAAAGATACACGCCGCTCAAGAGCTGGCAATTGAGGATTGACTTCATCACCCCATTTGAATATCTCACGAGGATGGAAGTTGGACGTAACAATAAACACGTCAGCAAGAAGAGGCAACATGCCTCCCTTGTTTTCAACAAGACACTTATACCTATCAAACCAACGTAACAAGTGATTGATATCGATTCCGCCAGGGCCAAAATCGTCAATAATAACTTCTTTCT